AATTCATTGAAACCTTGACAACAGTCGAGGTCTTAGATGATGACCCTTTGGCTTAGGGCGCGACTCGATCACCTATCTGATTGCTAAATTGAGTGTCAGACTCGGGATCGCGCCACAACAATTATTAGAGCTAGATGAAGTGATGCTAAAGAACCTAATCAAGGTTCTACAGGATGAAGCGAAGGAGATTGCCAATGCCAACAGAGGTAAAAGGCGCGCTTGATCTTCGCAAGGCATTACGTAAATTTGCTCCAGATTTAGCCAAAGAAACACAGAAGGAAATGGCTACTCTTCTTAAGCCAATTACGGCTAAGGCGCGTGGATTCATTCCTGGTACTGCACCACTTAGCGGCTGGGGTAAGCCTGCATCTACTGGCAAGTTTCCACGCTATTCAGCTGGTGATGCAAAGCGTGGTATTGGTTACAAGACAACTCCATCAAAGCCTAATCGCAAAGGCTTTCGTTCTTTGGCTCAAATCAATAACAAATCAGCTGCTGGCGCTATCTATGAAACAGCAGGCCGTCTCAACCCTAATGGTCGTGAACAGGCTAAGAGACGTGAAGTAAACATCCCTGGCATGAATTCAGTTTATTCAACTAGCACAGGCAAGAATTATGGTAAGAGCAACAACCCAGAAGCAGGTTCATTATTCATTCAAGCATTGAACGCTCAGGGTGAAATTAAAAATGCCTACAAACGCACAGCAGGCCAATCAGGTCGTGCTTCTCGCAAGATGAAGGGTCGCGCTATCTATCGCGCATGGGCAGAAGATCAAGGCAAGACCAATGCCGCAATTATCAAAGCAATTGAAACTTCTCGGGATAAATTTAATAAGGCGGTGGGATACAACTAATGGCTGATGTAAAGATAGATATAGCCGCCGAGTTTACTGGCAATAAGGCGTTTAAGCAGGCAGAAACTACAACTCAGAAGCTAGAGAAGTCCGTATCTAAACTAGGTAAGCAATTACTTGGTGTCTTTGCTGCTGGCAAGTTATTGCAATTTGGTAAGAACGCTGCTAAGGCTTTCGCAGCTGATGAAAAAGCTGCACGATCTCTTTCATTGGCTTTGGCTAACACAGGCAACGCCTTTGCCGCCATTGAGGTTGAGAAATTCATTGCAGACTTGCAACGCGCTACAGGTGTCCTCGATGACCAACTACGCCCAGCCTTTAGAACTTTACTCACAGCTACTGGAAGTGTTAAGAAGTCACAGGATGGCTTAGCCCTAGCACTTGATATTGCAGCAGGTACAGGCAAAGACTTAGGCGCTGTCTCTATGGCACTTGCCAAGGCTTATGGTGGACAGACAACAGCCCTTAGCCGTCTAGGTGCAGGTTTATCTAAGGCAACCCTTGCATCTGGTGACTTGGATTTAATCACAGGTGAACTCACAAAGAAGTTCTCTGGTCAGGCACTAGCTGCTGCCGAAGGCTATTCAGGATCGATGGCAAGGCTTGCGGTTGCATCCGAGAACGCTAAAGAGATTATTGGCAAAGACTTACTTGATGCTATGCAACTTATCTCAGGGCCAGAAGGCATCGGCGGAGCAACCACAGCAATGGAAGGCTTTGCTACTGAGATTGGCAATGTTATCTATGCTATTGGTGTACTTGGTTCTAAGTTAAACAAAATCAATGTTGATGGTCTAGGACTTGGTGAACTTCTCAATCCTTTGGGTCAATACACCATTCTTGGTCAAATAAGTCGCTTTGGTGCTAGAAGCAAAGCATCTTCAGCAGGTACTCCAGCGCAATCTCCAGCTGAGCGCATGGCTATTGACAGAGCAAATAAAGAAGCTCTTAAACTCCAGAAGTCTAGGAATGATTTGTCAAAGATTGATAATGCCAACACTACTAGAAAACTCGCACTTACAGGCGATCAATTAGCCCTCCAAGAACTAGAGAAGAAGTTCGATGTAGAGCGTATTGGATTATTCGCAGCTCTTAATCAATCAACTGATGCAGAAACTCAAATGCGCCTTAAATCACTTATTGCTATTCATGACCAGAACACAGCCCTTGCTGGTCAGATTATGAAGCTTACTGACACAAGTGATGCTCTTACTGAGTTTAGCAAATCACTCTATGGCGCAATAGGAGTAATGCTTAATTTTGGTCAATTCGCCATTGGCGAGCGCGACACACTACGCGCTATGGGCATTGGTGTAGTTCCTGAAAACCCAGGTGGAATCAATCCGCCTAACTATGGTGCTTTGGATGTACCACTTAATGCAGGCTCATTTGCTATAGGCGAGCGCGACACACTACGCGCAATGAATATAACCATTAACGCATCAGGCATAGGCGACCAACAAATTGCAGCAGTAGTCCAGGGAGCAATCCAAGACCTTAATAGATATGGGAACTCAACCACTTACGCTGGAGCAATCTAGTGGCAGTACCAGTAATCAATGCAATAGTTAACTTTTCAACTGGCCCATCTAATGCAGAAGCATTTATTATTGGCTCAGGCATCTTTGGAGTCAATGTATTAGCTGATAGTGCAGGAATCATTGTTGATGTATCTAATCAAGTCGATTCAATTCAGACCAGCAGGGGTCGCAACGCACAAGCAGACCAATTTCAGACAGGTCAATTAAGCCTTCGCATTGTAGATCAGAATGGTGACTTTAATCCTCAGAATGCTTCTGGCCCTTACTTTGGATTACTCAATCCAATGCGTAAGGTGCAGATAACCGCTACTTGGAACTCAGTTACTTACCCAATCTTCTCGGGCTTTATTACAGGTTACTCAACCACAACACCTAAGTTTACAGGCGATATTGTTTACACAACAATTACAGCTGTGGATGCCTTTAGACTTGCACAGAACGCACAGATATCTACAGTCACAGACTCAGGTGCAGGTCAGTTATCCGGCACTCGGATCAATAAGATTCTTGACCAGATTAGTTGGCCTTCCTCCATGCGTGATATTGATGCTGGACAGACAACCTTGCAAGCCGACCCAGCAACCCCTAGAACAGCCCTAGAAGCCATGCAGACAGTCGAACTAAGCGAATATGGTTCTTTATATGTCAACGCATCTGGCGAGTTCGTGTTTCAAGATAGGTCGTTCACAACCAGTAGCGTGAACAGTAGTCCAGTTGTATTTAACGACAATGGCACTGGCATTCCATATTTCAATGCCGTCTGGCTTCTCAACGATGTCCTCATCTACAACTCAGCCCAGATTACTCGCACAGGTGGCACACCCCAGACAGCTATTAACCAGCCTTCTATCGACAAGTATTTCCTTCATTCTTACAACCAACAGAATCTTCTTATGCAAACAGATCAGGTTGCTCTTGATTATGCTCGGGCTTATGTAGCCTCTAGAGCTGAAACATCTACTCGATGCGATGCTATTACCCTTGACCTTTATACAGACAATTACGATGCAGGAATTACAGCTGCACTCGACCTAGAGTTCTTTGACAATGTGACTATTACAACGACACAACCAGGCTCATCAGCCTTGACCAAAACTTTGCAGGTCTTTGGGGTTGCTCACAGCATCACCCCTAATTCTTGGAAAACCCAATTCACAACCCTAGAACCAATCATCGATGGATTCATTATCGGATCATCTTTATACGGTATTCTAGGCACTAACGTACTATCGTACTAAGGAGTATATAATGGCAAGCGGATTCCCAGCAGCAACAGGTGACGTCCTCACTAGCACCATGTTCAATGGGCTAGTCGCGTTCACATTAAATGCCCAGACAGGTACAACCTACACATCTGTACTTTCAGATTCTTATCAGGTTCTTGTCACAATGAGCAACGCATCAGCAAATGCTTTTAAGATTCCAACAAACGCATCTGTTGCTCATCCTATTGGCACAGTTATTACTGTTCTCAATATCGGTGCAGGTGTCTGCACTATCTCAGCAGTTACATCAGGCACAACAACAATTCTTTCTAGTGGAGCAACAGCAGCTGCACCAACACTTGCACAATACAAGTCAGCAGCTTGCATTAAGACTGGTACAGACACTTGGTATGTCGTAGGTGGCATTGCATAATGTTAAACAATTTAGTTGGAGCGCTTTCATCTACTGGACCATTATCTCTTGACTATTTAGTAGTCGCAGGTGGTGGCTCTGGTGGTAAAGCTGCGCCTAACGGAAGCGGTACTGGTGGCGGTGGTGCTGGTGGTTACAGAGCCAACATTACTGGGGAAAGTTCTGGCGGCGGATCAGCAGCAGAAAGTGCTTTTACTCTTACATTAGCCACTAACTACACAGTTACAGTAGGTGCTGGTGGTGCTACAACTACTGCTAGAGGCCCAGGCTCACAAGGTTCAAACTCTGTTTTCTCCACAATCACATCAACTGGTGGCGGTGCAGGTGGTAACGAATCAAACAACAACGCAACAGTTGGTGGATCAGGTGGCGGTTTAGGTCGTGGTTTTGTTACTGGAGCAGCCGGAACTGCTAATCAAGGTTTTGCAGGTGGCGGTAATACCGATGGCGCTCCATATCGAGGTGGCGGCGGTGGCGGTGCTAGCGCTGTTGGAGTTAGCGGCACAACAAATGGTAATGGCGGTGCAGGTGTAGCTTCTTCAATAACTGGTTCAAGTGTTACTAGAGCCGGTGGCGGCGGTGGTGGTTGTTATGACACTACAACACTTGCTGGCGGTGCAGGTGGTTCTGGCGGTGGCGGAGCAGGCGGCGGAGTCAACTCTTCTAACGTTGCATTGGCTTCTGTTGCAGGCACAGTAAACACAGGCGGTGGCGGCGGTGGTGGTGCATGTTCTGGCACTAACGCAACAGATGGTTCAGCAGGTGGTTCTGGAGTTGTGATCTTGCGTTACCCAGCTTCTTTAACAATTACAATTGGTGCTGGCTTAACTGGTTCAACAAGCACATCTGGTGGATTTAAAGTAAGTACAATCACAGCAGGTACAGGAAATGTGAGTTTTGCATAATGGCCCACTACGCATTCTTAGATGAAAATAACATTGTTACCGAAGTCATTACTGGCATCGATGAAACAGAACTGATTGAAGGTTTAGACACAGAAACTTGGTATGGCAATTTTAGGAATCAAGTCTGCAAAAGAACTTCTTACAATGGCAGAATCCGAAAGAACTATGCAGGTATTGGTTATACCTATGATGCAATAAGAGATGCCTTTATCAGTCCAGAGCCATTAGATGCCATAGGTTTCGATGAAGATAAATGTCAATGGCTAACCCCAGATGGAGATGAGTCACATGAAACCTCTCCTCTGTAAAGCAGGGCAACAACTTCGTGAACAGATTGATGATTCCTTTCCAGATCGTGACCGCAAGAGTGATGGTTGGATAGGCGATGCCGCACACTCCAATCGTAAGAGTGACCACAATCCCGATCCGTCTAACGGAATCGTCAGGGCTATTGATGTGGATAAGGACTTCAACTCACGCCCCAGCACAGGTGTTTATCTTGCCGACCAAATACGCTTATGCGCCAAGAAGGACAAGCGAATTGCGTACATCATCTATGCAGGAAAGATTTCCTCAGCTAAATCACTTTGGCGTTGGAGAACTTATTCTGGCATTAACCGCCACGATGCTCATATCCATATCAGCTTTACTAAAAAGGGTGACAAAGATTCTTCCTTCTTCCAAATCCCAATGCTAGGAGCAAACACATGAACATGAAAAACCCACTAGTCCTAACCGCTGGAGCATTCCTCTCAGCTTGGGCTGCAAGCAACTTCGATGTAGATTACCGCGCAATTCTCTGGGCTGTCCTTGCAGGTGTATTTGGATATGCGACCCCTAAAAAATGACACAGCAAGATTTCTTTACTCTCTACATTGCAACAGTCACAATTATCGGTGGGCTCTCGGGCTACGTCATCACACATCTATTGGGTGAAATTAAGCGACTCAATACGCGTGTCGATGAAATCTATAACATCCTTCTAGAGCGATAATTTTTGTCATGGCAAGAAAAGCAACTAAGAAGCTGACGGATGAAGGCTATTCGAAATTAGATGCGTGGGCTATCGGCGTACATGAAATGTATCGCTCTTTACGCAGAGCAGGTTTCACAGTTGATTTGGCGCTTGCCATCATAGTTGAGAAGAACAGTTATCCAGATTGGATACTGCCATCCCCAATTAACCCAAATATCCCAGAGCCAGACTGGTATGACGATGAGGATGAATGAAGCGAACTATCGTATGGCCAGATTTACAGTGTCCTTATGAAGATCAACATCTCGTACGCAACTTTGAACTATTTGCAAAAGCGTTTAAGCACGACTCTGTCGTTACTATTGGAGATGAAATCGATCTCCCACAAATCAGTCGATGGACTGAGAACACACCAGGCTGGTACGAACAGACACTAGCTGATGACCGCGACCACACAGTCGATGTGTTGTGGCGTTTAACTCAATACGCCAAGGAAGCACATTCGGTGCGTAGCAACCATACGGATCGTTTGTACAACGTGATTATGAAGAAGATTCCAGCGTTTCTATCTTTACCAGAGTTGCGCTTTGAAAAGTTTTTGCAGCTCGATGAGCTAGGCATCCAATTCCACAAAGAGGCTTACCCCATCGCTCGTGGGTGGATAGCCGTTCATGGTGATTTAGGTGGGCTCAATCCCAATCCAGGAATGAGCGCGTTAAACCAAGCCAAGAAGGCAGGCGTTTCGACTATTATGGGTCACACGCATCGTGCTGGCAGGAGTGCTGTTTCTGAGGCCTACAATGGCTCTGTGAGGCGTGTACTGCATGGAGTTGAGGTAGGACATGCAATGAACGTAAAGGCGGCGAAATACGTTTCTATGCCTAATTGGCAGCAAGCCTTCGCCATTGTCACCGAGATAGGCAAGAATGTCCAAGTGGACTTAATCTACGTTGAGAAGGATGGTACTTTCGTTGTGTCAGGTAAGAGATATGGGCGCGCTCGTTAACGACGTGCGAAGCGACATAGATGATCAGATGGATGCGTCAGAATTATTGCCGTTTCGTTATTGAAATGTACTTGACGTACCCCAATTAAATGCGACACTAATCCTGTACCCAATCAAGGGCATTGGGGCAGTTAGGGCAGATGATGAACTCATTAACAATCCTTACAGTAGTCGGCATAGGTTTTGCGCTGTACTTCTCATTTCGTTGGGGTCAAGAATGTGGCTATGACCAAGGTTTAACTGATGGTCGCAAAGCTGTACGCAAGTACTATGAGCAGGTGGGTAAGTGAAAGCCACAGAAGCACTTATCAATGCAATCGACATCATGCAAGATCGTGGCAAGGTCTATGGTCATCCGCGAATCAATCAAGGTCGGATATCTCAAAGGCTATCCAATCTATTCGATTTCCCAGTCACAGACGCTCAAGCTGCACTTGCAATGGTCGAGGTTAAACTCGCCAGAATCACAGAAACGCCATCTCACACAGATTCCTACATTGATGCAATAGCGTATCTGGCAATAGCACTGCAACTTCAAACAGAGGATGACGAACTTTATGTTTAACCTAGAAGATTATGAAACAGTAGAAGTAAGACTGGAAAAGTTCATCAAGGACTTTCCGGATTTCCGAGTCGAAACAGAGTTAGTGAGTTTCTTAAATGACAGATACATTGTTAAAGCATGGATTTATCGTACTTTCGCTGATAGCACGCCGTTCTCCAGCGGGCTCGCTGAGGAAACGATTAGCAGTCGAGGCGTTAATGCAACTAGCGCATTGGAAAACTGTGAAACTAGCGCGATCGGCAGAGCGCTTGCGAATGCTGGTTATGCAAGCAAGGGTAAGCGACCAAGCAAAGAGGAAATGGTTAAGGTCGCAAGAACAAAGTTCTCAGAGCCAGCAA